AGATTATCCGGGATGGCCAGAACTGTTGGCTGGTGATTTTCATGTGACCAACCATGCACAGGCCGGGGTCGGTGAGTACAAAATTTTGTGTCAACTGCAACAAGTGCCTGATCTAGATCAATACGAAATTGTAATTGTGAGTCATACCAGTCCGTATCGTGTGCATACACCATGCCATCCGGTGCATGCCCAGGATCAATTGCATGGCAATGCCGATCTGATTTTTACAGATTGTGAGTATCATGAATCCCGTGTTTGTTACTGGTTTAATCAATCTCTTGGATCGGCCATTGGATACTTTAAGTATCATTTTGATCGAGACTATTACAAAACAATTTACAAATTGTTACGGTCAGAAATAAACAAAATTTTAAAAGATTCTAATGTAATAGTGGTCAACAATTTGCCTGACAATTTAGAGTTTATGACAGAAGCCAATGTAGTTGATTTTGTTAAATTACGGAAAGAACAACCAGGAAAAATAAATCATTATAGCCAGGTTGGCAACCAAGAAATATATAACACTATCAAGCAAACTATCAATCAGATTTACAGGAAGGACTAACATGTCAGCAGAAGTAGCAAGCGAAATTTGGGGTGAACTAAAACGATACATCAACGTGGTTGATAGAATGGAAGCCGCTGAGAGCGTGGTGGCCATCCTGATCGATCACGATCACACAGTAGACGATATTCTAGACAATTTTAAAGGTGACGCAGATATCAAAAAAGCCATGACCATATATCTAGACAATGATCATGATTATGTCGACGAAGAAGAAGATTCAGACGAAGACAATTACAACGACGAAGATGACTACTGAAATCAAAAATTATTTTTGTAGTTTAAAATTTACTCAATTATCGGTTGATTTTGAAAGGCGCACCATTAGATCAGGCGGCTGTGCTGATAGTGAAACTATAGATTTAAAATGGTTGTCACGCAACCCCGGTCAGTTGTTTAACACTGTTAATTTGCAAAAAGAACGCCACCAAATGTTGGATAATCAACCAGTGGTCAGTTGTGAAAACATGTGTTGGTCTCCAGAAAGCCAAGGACTAGCGAGCCGACGCATGACATTGGGTACCCATGTGCCACGGCAGTTGTCAATTGAATCAGATCCAACACATTTGATTATTACACTGGGATCAACTTGCAATCTGACCTGTGTGTATTGCTGCAAAGAATTTAGCTCAGCCTGGTACAGAGACATTCAAGACCATGGTAGTTACTTGCCGAGCGATCGATTTCAAATCACAGCTAAAGATCAAGTTTTATCTAAGGTAAGTCAGAAAGAACACAGAGGGCTAGATGGCTATGAATTACTGGTCCAGGAAGTTGCAAAATTTAATAGTCTAACAGATACTGATATCTCCGGCGGCGAACCATTTTTATACAACCACATGCCTGACATAATCAACAAATTGCCGGCGTCCACAAATATTAGATTATTTACAGGACTTGGGGTCAGTTCCGACAGGCTGCAACATCAACTGGACAAAATAAATAACTGGTCAAACATCACTATTGTTGTCAGCGCAGAAACGTTGGGTGAGCGGTATGAGTTTGTGAGATATGGCAATGATTTTGACAAGTTATTAAAAAATTTAGAAATTTTAAAAAAACACGGATGTCGGGTAATGTTTAACTCAGTGGTCAGTAACACCACTATTTTTGATATTGTTGCTTTTAAAAAATATTTTAAAGATTATAAGATTAAATATAATTTTTGTGCAGAACCAGATTTTCTTGCGATCAATGTGTTGGACCAACAGACCAAGCATGAATTGATTAAAAATTTCACCACCAGCAACGTAGCAATCAAAGGTCAGATAATACAGGCCCTAGAGCAACCTTACACAGATCAACAAAAAATTCAATTTCGACAGTACCTGCAGGAATTTGCAGGGAGAAGAAAATTGTCATTAAACATATTTCCTAAATCAATGACTCAATGGCTAGAACTGGAACAACATGTGGTACAGTAAAATCACTGCCGATCTAGGCAATATACCTGATTTCATTGCATATTATGAGACCGAACTGGAGTCGGCCAAGCGTGATTGTAGGATTGCAGGCATTGTGGAAAAAAACATCACAGCCTTGCCAGGCATTACTGAACACAGATTCAATCAGTTGCAGGAGATTGAAGCGGTACTCAACTACCTCAACATTCAACTGCGCAAGATTCGGCGCAGACATTTTCAAAAGTATCTAGAAGGATATGCTCGCGCATTGACTTCACGTGATGCTGAAAAATACGTGGACGGCGAAGATGAAGTTGTGGACTTTGACACCATTATCAATGAAGTTGCGCTACTGCGCAATCGTTGGTTGGGCATCATGAAAGGCCTTGACACCAAACAATGGCAAATGGGACACGTGGTGCGCTTGAGAACTGCAGGCATGGAAGACATCCAGGTGTAAATACCTGCATGAAAATTATACTTGTAACCGGGGGCTTTGACCCCATTCACTCGGGGCACATTGCCTATTTCAAATCTGCTCGTGCTCTGGGAGATCTGCTGATTGTGGGCCTCAATTCTGATGAATGGCTAGAACGCAAAAAAGGTCGAGCATTCATGCCCTGGAACGAACGACTGTGCATCATCAACAATTTGAGCATGGTTGATGAAGTCTATACCTTTGATGATTCAGATGGTTCTGCATGTCATTTTATACAGCAGGTTCGTGCGCACTATCCCAATGATGAACTGGTTTTTGCCAATGGCGGGGACAGAACATCAGACAACATTCCTGAAATGCGCATGACGGACGTTGAATTTGCATTTGGGGTAGGTGGGGATGACAAAAAAAACAGTTCCAGTTGGATACTGCAAGAGTGGAAAACTCCCAAGACCACTAGAGCATGGGGCCATTATCGTGTGCTACACGAAGTGGGAGCCAATACCAAACTCAAAGAGCTCACTGTGATGCCTAAAACATGTTTGAGCATGCAACGGCACGAACAACGTGCAGAATTTTGGTTTGTGGCCCAAGGTGAGGCCGCAGTTTATACCTTGGACAGCGCCAGTGATCACGACTTGGTAGGACACTATGGTGTGCATGAACACATCTGGATTGGCAAAAATTCTTGGCACATGCTGTGCAACGAAACTGATCAACCACTCAAATTGATTGAAATACAGTATGGTGAGAACTGTGTGGAAGAGGACATTGAGCGCCAATGAAAGACATCATACCAATCTTTGTTGGATACGATCCACGCGAAGCCATTGCATACCATACCTGTGTTAACTCAATCATTAGACATGCCAGTAGACCTGTGAGTATTGTGCCAGTGGCCTTGAACTTGTTTGCGGACTATGACGAAACACACACTGACGGTAGCAATCACTTTATCTACACACGATTCTTGGTGCCGTATTTAATGACCTGGACAGGATCGGCAATCTTCATCGACGGTGACATGATTGTGCGCGGTGATATTGCAGAACTCTGGGCCATGAGAAACCTGAGCATGGATGTGCAGGTGGTCAAGCATGACTACAAGACTCGAATGCCTGTGAAATACCTGGGAGCAAAAAATGAAGACTATCCTCGAAAAAATTGGTCCAGCGTTATTTTGTGGAATTGCAGTAGTTTCCCCAACCGAAAACTCACTCCAGAGTTTGTGCAAAAAGCCACAGGTAGCGAACTCCATCGCTTCTCGTGGCTAGATGATGCTCGCATTGGTGAACTGCCACCAGAATGGAATTGGTTGCCCGATGAATACGGGCCAAACCCCGCGGCCAAGCTCTTGCACTATACCTTGGGCACTCCATGTTTTCACGAGTTTGCCGACACTCCGCAAGCAGATGAATGGCATCGTGAACGCATGTTTACCGAATATTGTCAGCAAAGGATTGCACCGTGACGTGGGAACAGGAAGACGAAACTTCATACGTCCCTCCGGCACTACCACTGCCGCCTGAACCACATGTGCTGGACCAAGTGGTACCGGAGATACGATCAATATTCAATGACATATTGAAATATCGAGTGGACCCAGCAGGATCCACATATGGTGTCACACTTGAGACACTGAGTCAACAACTGTCGGCCTTGCCGGTCAACAATGTTGTGAGTACCGAAAGCGAATACAGATACGAAAGAAAAGGACACATGTACGATCCCATCCTACAAAGTTTTGTACAAGGTGCCGGTGGGCAAATCAGTACCTGGAGCCGAGAAGAATTCACGCCAACGCCGGTTGTGTTGCGTGGCATCACCAAGCGCAAGCAAATGGAAGC